CGGCGCGGACGGGTCGGCGACGGACGTTTCGTCGTCTAATCCTATGCCCGTCAGCGCAGCGACACTTCCCCTGCCGACGGGCGCGGCGACGGCGGCGCTTCAGCCGGACGTGATCACGAAAAACCCGATGTTTGAGGATCGTGGCGCGGTTGTCCGTCAGGCCCCGGCCAACATCTGGACGGCGGGCTTTTCGGACGTCGGATCGAGCTTGCTGGCTCCCGAGCTTACCCAGCGCCGACTTGGAACCGGCATGGGCGTCACCCAGGGCTCAAGCAACCTGCTTGTCACGACCGGCACCACAACGAACAGCGAGTTTCTTGCGCGCAGCCTGACCTCTTTCCGAGGGGCATTCACCGCACGTCACAAGACCATCCTCTCTCAGCGGATCGCCAACAACAACTTCGCCGTGATGATGGCGGATATGGTCGGCGAGGGCCTGTCCTGCACCATCAACAGCGCTACTTCAATTAGCGTCACTAAGACTGCCCACGGTTTCACTGGCGCCAATGTCGGCCAGTTCATGATGGTTGGCGCCATTAACGGCGCTAACGGCGTTCCTGGCCGCTATGCTATCGCTTCAATTCCTGACGCCAACACGATCAACTTTACCGTAGCAAGCTGGCCTGCTTCTGGTTCTTGCACAGTCGACCTGTTCGGATTGAACTACGTTTGGACGCAGTACACCGGCACCACGGCGACGGCAACCAACATTGACGCGCAGCGTCGTGGCTGGAACAGCGGCGTGACGTCGGCGACCATCAACACGACGGCCTCCCCCGGTCATGTGATGAACACCTATGCCGACGGTCGCAATATCAACTGGTCAGACACGCTTGTTGCGTCCGGCACAACTCCGACCGTCACGACCCGCGCCAGCCGGATCGAGAACCTGCCCGACGATGACGTTGAGCTTTACGTCTACTTGTGGGCGTGGAACGGCACGACCGCTCCGGCGAGCACGACCACATGGACGATTGGATTTCTCGCGGTTGAAGACTGTGCGAACGTGCCGACCTACATTGCCGGGATTCGCCCGATTGGTTCCGCGGCGCCTTTGCCGGTGAGCGGGACGTTCTTCCAAGCAACACAGCCTGTCTCGCTGGCAACCAATACGCCGACCCTTGCGGCAGGTACAAACCTCGCCGGCGATTTCGGCGTTCAGTACCGCGCCAATGCTACAGGCGCATCGACACTGGCAAACGTCAACTGTCCCGCCACGCCAGCCGCGCAGCAGCTAAAGACCGGCGCCGGAAGGCTTCTAAGCCTAGCGGTGACGAACACGGCTACGTCCGCGCGCTGGATTAAGATTTTCAACCTAGCGGGCGCGTCGGTGACTCCTGGGACCACCTCCGCAACAGCAGAGATTGGATTGGGCGCTGGACAGACGCTGGAGTGGTCGCTTGAGGGCGGCGCGGCTTTTTCAACGGGCATCACCATCATGGTGACAGGTGGTCAGGGCCTGACCAATAACACTGCGGTCACGGCGGGCGACGTAACTGGCATGGCCTTCTTTGCATAAGGAGTTATCAATGAAAGTAGAAAAACTCATTATCATGGCAGAACGCAGGCTGGCGGCGCTTTATGCTGCAAGAAGCGCGGCTGAATTGGCTGGAGATGTAGATTCAGTGACGCGAGCCGACACAGAAATTACCGAAGTTCAAACCACTTTGGATAAGCTCCGCAACATCCAGCCGAGCTAAACCATGTTTCTTACGCTGCTTCAAAATAACAGCAGCGGCAGTTATGTTTTGCTTGCTGACGGCGGTTCGTATTCCTACAGCGGAAACGACGCCAACCTGTTGTATGCGCGAATTCTGGGCGCTGACGGAGGGGCATTTGCCTATTCTGGCAACGATGCAGCTCTGGTCTATACGCCCGCTGGCGCATATACGCTTGTAGCCGAAGGAGCGACATACTCCTACAGCGGCAACGAAGCAAATGTGCTGTTCAGCCGCCTAGTCGGCGCGGATGGAGGGACATTCACATATGTCGGCAACAATGCCGCATTAACATACACGCCGTCTGGCGCATTCACCCTGCAAGCAGATGGCGGGGCGTATTCCTACAGCGGAAACAATGCAGAACTAGTCTACACGCCTCTGAATGCGTTTGTCTTGTTGGCCGATGGAGGGGTTTTCTCGTACATAGGCAACAATGCAAGTCTGATGTTTTCTGGAGAGCCCGCAGCGATTGGCGGCGGCGGTCTATCTGCCAAGAGAGGATGGGCAAGAGAACGCGAAATACTGGAACAAAGCCTCAAAGAGGTTTCAGTAAAAAGCATTGCCAATACAATGGCAAGCGCTGGCCAGCAGCCAGCAACAAAAATTGCAAAGAAGCTGGAAGACTATTCCGGCGAGATAGAGCAGATTGAGGCGCTTAAAAAGGAGTTGTCGAGACTTGAGTCCGTTAAGCTTAAAAAGAGGCTTGATGAAGACAAACGCGCAGATATCCAGCGGGCCGCTGACGATCTTAAGCGAATTCTGAAAGATGACGAAGATGTATTCTATGCAATGTCTGCTGTAGAAGAGCTAGAAAAACAGATAATTCTTTCTATTTTTAGACTACACTGAGGGACCATCATGGACTTGAGACAAGGATTAGCTGCTTCTGCTGCAAACCCAATGGACAGCACTGCAAACCCAATGGACAGCAGCGGGCTAGATGAATTTCGCAAGCTTTTAATAAATATGATTGCAAACAGAATTTTAGAAAATTTGAACATTATGGCCCCTTCTGCCAAACGAAGGGTAACGATTGTTCCAGACGAGCCCAACATTCAACCAGGGCCGTTTCCTGAATTACAAGAAATAGAGATTTCAGAGACTCCAGAGTCTTATCCGCTTCCGAAAGCGTTCGCAATGGAAGCAACTTTGCCTGATTCCATGCAGAATTACTGGAACTCGTTTGACAATTCTCTTGTAAATGCCGTTGGACCCGATCCGCTGCAAGCAGTAAAAACCCAAATGCTTGGCAGAAACCCCAACATTGAACTTGCTGGGCGCCAACAAAGCGCATTGCCGACCGAAAAAGACTTGATAGGTTGGACGCAATTCAATCCAAGGATTACTGGAAGTTCATTGTTTACAAACAGTGTTCAAGCGCCAAATGTTGGCGTTCAGGGAAAATCAAGAAAAGTTCTGAAAGACTCTTTTGGGCGCCCCGTTAGCACCAAAGCCAGCGGTATTGTAGAAACCACTCAATTTTAGGAGGAAAGGTGGAAGAACTCGAAGCAGCACAAGAACAGGTTGAAGTCTCTGAACAAGAGCCGCAAGAAGTTGTAGAGTCTGTAGCCGGTGCTACTGAAGTTGTGGAGTCCAAAGAGCCTGCTGAGACTCCTCAAGAAATTGAGGTCACGATTGGCGATGAGCCTGTTCAAGAAGAACGAGCCCCGGAATGGGTTCGGGATTTGCGCAAGCAGCATCGAGAGTTGCAAAGGAAAGTGCGCGAGTATGAATTGCGAGAACAAAAGTCCACTCCAGCAATTCAAGCACCTGGACAAAAACCCAAGCTTGACGAGTTTGATTACGATACGGAACGCTACGAAGCGGCCTTAGAAGGGTGGTACAAACAAAAAGAACAATACGAAAACATTAAACGCGAAGCTGAACGGCAAGCGGAAGAAACGCAACGAAGCTGGCATGAAAAACTTGATTTTTACGCAAAAAAGAAAGAATCGCTCAAGGTTAACGATTACGAAGAGGCTGAAGCAATTGTTCAAGAAAATTTTTCGGTAATCCAGCAAGGGGTTATTATTTCAGCAGCAGATAACCCTGCAATGGTTGTTTATGCTATTGGCAAGAACCCCAAGAAAGCAAAAGAACTTGCTGCAATTACTGACCCCGTAAAGTTCTGCGCTGCCATCGTTAAAATGGAGACAAAAGACTTGAAAGTAACCACTCGAAAGCCTCCCGCGCCAGAAACTCGCGCCCCTGTTGGGGTTTTGTCAGTTGCCGGAGGAAGCGACGCAACGCTCGAACGCCTTCGAGAAGAGGCCGCAAAAACCGGGGACATGACAAAAGTAATAAGGTACAAGAACCAATTGAGGCAAAAAGCTGGTTGACATAATGTATTTTGTGGTATAGTCAAATTGGTCTCGCCAGCCAATAAATGGCAGTGCAATGAGCGGCCAACCGGGCTCCGAGCGGTTGAGTTAACAGGATGTTAATGTTCACTCACCATTGGAGCCCATTATGGCTAACTCATTCAGCAAAGAAGAGCGCGTCAGTTTCGAAAATATCCTGGAAGGCTTTCAGGATGCGTTGGTCCTGTCTAAGAACGTTGCTGTATACAGGACTGACCAGTCTATGATGGAGCGCACCAATAACGTTATTTGGCGCCCTCAGCCTTACATTGCAACGTCTTACGCTGGCACTGATATGTCGTCTAACTTTGACGACTACACTCAGTTGTCCGTTCCTGCGACGATTGGTTTTTCGCGTTCTGTGCCGTGGGTAATGACGGCGACCGAATTGCGCGATGCTTTGCAAGAGGGGCGTCTTGGAGATTCTGCCAAGCAGAAGCTGGCGTCTGACATCAACGTCAGCGTGATGAACGTTGCCGCCCTGCAAGGCTCTCTTTTTGTCAAGCGTACCGCCGCTGCCAGCGGGTTTGATGACATTGCGGAATGCGAAGCCCGGATGAACGAGAAGGGCGTTCAGTTTGAAGACCGCAAGCTTTTCTTGTCTACCCGCGACTACAATGGCATGGCGTCGAATCTTGCGACGGCTACCCGTTCGTTCGGCAACGACATTTCGGACAAGGCCCTGCGTGATGCGTTTGTAGGCAAACTGGCCTCGTTCGAAACGTACAAGATGGATTACGGCTTGCGCAAGGCCGCTGCTGCTGGCGGCGGCTCTGTAACTATGTCCACCCTTGTTGGCGGCGGCAACTTCTTCACCCCTCGGGCAACCTCCGTTGCATCGACCGGTGAAACGTCAAACGTTGACAACCGTTTCCAGACCATTACCACGTCTTCGTATACCAGCGTGGCGGTTGGCGATTCGTTCACCGTCGGCAACGTGTTTGAAGTTCATGCCATCACGAAGCAATCCACCGGCGTTCTCAAGACGTTCCGGGTGATTGCTACTCCGTCCGCAACGACCTTGGTGATTACTCCTCCGATCATCTCCGCGCAGGGCGGCACGGATGCAGAACTCCAGTATCAAAACTGCACCATCCCGGTCACGTCTGGCACTGCTGCTATTACTTGGCTGAACACCGCTGCTGGATTCATGAATCCCTTCTGGCAAAAGGATGCCATCGAGATTCTTCCGGGGCGCTATGCGGTTCCAAGCGACGCTGGCGCGGCTGTTATGCGTGCTTCGACGGACCAGGGCATTGAGCTTGTAATGACCAAGCAGTTCGACATCAGCACCATGAAGACCAAGTATCGTGTGGATACGCTGTGGGGTGTGGTCAACAAGCAGCCTGAAATGTCCGGCATTGTTATGTTCAGCCAGCCGTAATTGTGACAAAGGCCGGGGGAAGACCCTCCGGCCTTAACATAAGGAGCAGTAACCATGAGCAATTTTCTTGCCCCCAACGGCCGTTCTACTGTCATCGTTCCGGCGGCCGAATCGGTCGCGGTGTTTACCCAAGGTCAAGCGCAGGTTAGCCGCACTATTGGGTTCCCGAACTACCCTGACGTTACTACCCTGATTGGCACTGTGACGAACGGCCAGACTGTTTTTGGTCCGTATGCGTCTGGCGCGACGATTGTTGTTGAGTCTGTTTCTGCCGTTCCTGTGTTTTGGGAAGTTGGAACTGCGCCTGTCGTGACGCAAGGCCGCACTAACATTCAGGTGCAAGTGACGCCTACTGTTATTGCCGACGGCGGCTCGATGGTATTTGCGCCAGCCGATCTTTTGTCTGGTCTTGTTACGGCAACGCCGACGGCGAGCCGAAACATCACTTTGCCCACCGGAGCCGCAATGGACCTGTCTTCCGAGTTTTTGGTTAATGACTCGATTGACTGGACTCTTATGACGCTGGCTGCGTTTGCTCTTACGGTAGTGCAAAACGCCTCTGGTCACACGGTTGTTGGCTCGATGGCAACCGGCGCTGCGTCTGGTAACGTAGCTCGATTCCGCACTCGCAAGACCGCTGCGGACACGTTCGTTACTTACCGTATTGCGTAACGTGACAAGGGCGGGCAGTCACAAGCTGTCCGCCCTTTTTTAAGGGAATATCATGCCGCTCAAAAAGGGTTACAGCAAGAAGAGCATTTCCTCGAATATCTCGAAAGAGGTAAAGGCTGGCAAGCCACAAAAGCAGGCTGTGGCTATTGCACTGAACACCGCGCGCACTGCCGCAATGAGGGCAGGGAAGCCCATGAAGGCCCCCAAGAAGAAATAAACCACGAGGTGTAGATGGAATTCCCGACGTTTGTTTACAAGTGCCCCGGTCCTCACTTTGGACCTCCAAAAACGACTTACGGAACGCTTGATGTTGTAGATGAATCTGATTTGAGTGCTGCCCTGAAAAACGGGTGGCACATGACCCTGAAAGAAGCTGTAGACGACTTTTTGGGCAACAAGGACAACAAGCCGCCCACGCGCGAAGAAATGTTGCAGCAGGCCGAAAAAGTCGGCCTAAAGGTAGATAAGCGATGGAGCAACGAAACATTGCTCGCCGCAGTCAACGAGGCATCTAAGGAGCAAAAATGATTTCTGGTCCGTTTTCTCCCGCGTATGGCGCTGGCCTGACTGTATCCACGTCTACCACTAGCGCGTCTAGCGTTATCGGCAGGGGTAACAAGTGCGTCCGCTTGATGAACCTAGACACGACGAACACTATTCACGTTCGAACCGGCATCAACGGATCGACCGTTGCAACCACGTCTGACTTGATGCTGCGCCCGGGCCAAGAAAGGGTGATCCAGAAAGATCAGGAGCATGATCGAGTTGCGTACATTGCGGCGGCTGGAACGCCTAGCCTTCGCATTGAACCCGGCGAGGCTGGAATCTGATGAGTTACACGCGCCGTCAATTCGTAGAGGCCGCATTTGAAGAAATGGGCATGGCGGCGTACACGTTTGACATAACTCCGCAGATGATGGAGTCCGCTGCTCGTCGGCTAGACGCAATGATGGCAACGTGGAACGCCAGAGGTATCAGGATTGGATTTCCATTGCCGCTGTCTCCACAAGACACGGACTTAGACACAGAGACAGGCGTTCCTGACGCTGCGAACGAGGCAATTATTGCTAATCTTGCAATTAAACTTGCTCCATCGTTTGGCAAGCAAATTAGCCCGATAACGATGTCTACTGCAAAGGGCGCTTACGACGCTTTGCAGGCAAGGTTTATTACGGTTGGCGCGATGCAGTTTCCGAAGAATATGCCCGCCGGGGCTGGAAACAAGCCTTGGCGTTACAACAACCCGTTCCTTCTTCCGCCCGCAGACCCGGTAACCGTTGGTCCTGATGG